TTAAAAGGCCAACTCTTTACCATCGTTATAACGCTTTGAAATGGCCGAAATCACGTTGTCTCACACGCGAAACATTAACTAGATCGGAGTGTGGTAGGGCCGGCGCAATATCATACATGTATCAGATACGTAACCTACCTATTTCAGGTCTAGCTAAAGCGGTACAAACTATATAAAAAGGAGATTATTAACATGAAAAACTTAGAAACTGCTATGAAAGATATTATTAGTCAAAAGCTTGAGTCAGGTATTGTAGAAACGCTAGTCGAGGAACAATTGCAAGTAAGTATTAATCATGCTTTGAAAGATATTTTTGGTTCTTATGGTGATGTCACTAAAATGCTTGAAGGTAAACTCAAAGAAAGCATTGCTCCATTCCTTGAAAGTTACGACTACTCTCGTTTTATGGTTAAAGTAGAAAATGTGTTGGATAATGTTTTGAGAGAAACTGCTTTACCTGATAAAACGCTCATTGAAAACGTAGGCAAGCTTTTAGAAAACAAGTCAGTACCTAAACTTGTAAAGATGGAGGACCTATTTACCGCATGGTGTAAAATGCTTGCTGAGAATGTAGAAACGCTAGGTCTTGACATTGATTATGAGGACGGGCCTACTTTTGACGCGGTACCGGTATTATGTGAGATCCATGAAGACGAGCGCTCGTCATGGTCTTCTATTGAAAGTTTAACTATAGAGTTCTCATGTGAGCATGATCCTAGACATAATGTAAGTTTCTCTGCTTCACGTTGGAAATCTAGTGGTAATAAGAATTGGGATTTAGAAGTAAAGCTATCCACTGACATTAAGGATATTGCTAACATGAACGAATTTGAGATATTCTTAATGAGACTACAACGAAACTTTGCAGACGTTAGCATTGAGCGTGATGACTACTATGTTGATGAATATGTAACACCTACTGCAGAACCGGAGGCGACTTATTCATGATAAAATTTCCTGCTGAGTCAGAAGGCGTTAAATTAATCGTAAAAGGTTTAAGTAAACTAGTAGAAGAAGAGGGAATATCCCCTTTCGATGCTATATTGGTCGCTACATATGCGGGTAGTAAATCACTTGAATATTTGAAAGCAATCGAAAAGAAGAGTATCAATTCATAACACCGTTAAAAACCATAAGATACTAACATTTCTATCAACATATGTGGATAAAAAGAAAAAGGCCCTCCATTAGGAAGGTCTTTTTTATTTAGCTTGCATTTCCCGCATAATGGACTCTAAAGAGTTAACCCTAATATGCAAACTCTTTGTTGATTCCTCTACACGTACTAGCCTCATATTAAATGCCTCTAGCTTGTTATTTTGCGCCTCTATCTTTATTTGAATGTTATTGATACCGTTAGCCATTGAGTCTAATTTAACGGACATTTCAGCTTGTTTCCTAGCCTCTTCTTTAGTGTTCTTTTGTAGAGTCATCTTTAAGCCTACTGCTGATACTATCGCTCCTACAATTACACATAATAAACCTATCTCGATTGTCATAATAGTATTTCCTCCATTCTGTAAGGGTGTTTAAGCCCCTACAGAGCAGGAGCCTAACTGCTATTAAATGATTTTTACGTTATCGCCACGAACATAACCGGCCCCAACATTGAACCAGTTGTAGTCCCCTTTTAATTCGATTGACCAATATTCCCAGTCTGTATTGCTCGGTAATGTTTTAACAACTGGACAGTCTAATGACGGGCCTGTTCTTACGTTAGCGCGGTCTGTAGTACGGATAACGCCCCTTTCAACTACTGTAGAACCATTATTACTGATACTAGGAGCAGAAGAGTTACCGATATAGAAACTAACACCTTTGCTACCTAAAAGTGTATTTGAGTCACATTCCCCTATGCCGTCAATCCATTCATTCTCAGAATGTTGCCATATGTCACAAGGATAAGCCGGCTTATTCCCTCCATAACGCGGGATCCAAACAAAGTCCGCCTTGATCTGACTAGCGTTAAAATCTGCATAAGTGTGATGACCTACGTATAAACCTACCTTTTTAGCGCCTAACGCCCGTAATTCGTCAATAAAAGCCTGCGTGCCCGCTCTCATATCGCTCATAGTTTTAACTTCTACGTCGGCAACCCAAAACTTAGCGTCTTTATCTCCACGGGCCCAAAAATCACGAGCCTCCACACGAGCGTCATTTACAGATACAAAGCGACAAAAAGCATAGTTTCCAAATGGAATACCCCTTTGTTTCATGTTAGCAACAAAACTATTATACTTTCTATCTACTGTATTGGATCCATCCTGTACACGGGCAATAATAAACTCTACGTTTCCTGCTACCTTGTCCCAGTTAATTGTATTGTGATGTGAAATATCTAAAATCTTTTTCATAATGTTTCCTCCTGTTTGGGTTCTAATTTCGATAAACGGTTACTAAACTCTGATATTTTTGTTAATACATCGTTGTATCTTTGCTCCACTAGGTTTAAGTGGTCGCTTAATTTTTTATCTACTTCAGTTGAATGCTCACTCAACTGCTTATTTATATCCTCTGCTTGCTCAGCAAACTTCTGCTCTACGCTTTTTAGTTGCTCAACTAATTTTCCCTCTACGGTTTCTAGTTGCTCAGCTAACTTTCTTTCCGCTTCTCCTGCATGTTCAATATACTTTTGCTCTACTGCTTCTGTTCGCTCAATCATAGCCCTCTCGGTGAAGTCAAGTTGATTATTAATCGTAATAGTAGCGTCATTAAGCAATTTAACGGCGTTATCTACCTTGCTACTATATTGGTTAAGGTAACTGTATAAAGTATCTTTGATACGTTCATTAATCTTATAATCTAAGTTATCAACGTCAGTAAGCTTACTTAAAATGATTTCTTGATAACTTCTAGCCGTTTTGATAATAGCAGTCGAATCTTTAATGAATACCTCATAGTCATCTTTAGCGCGCTGATTATAATTGATAATGTTAGAAAGAACCATATTTAAATCACTGTTACCATCCTGCTTCATTTTAATTAAAGCGTCCTGCAATTCAGAAATTTGCTCCTGCAGTGTCTTTTCTTTAGGTTCGGTTTCTTTTTCAAATTCCGCCTGAGTTAGTGCCATATTGTTCATTCTCCTGTCTTATCTTCTCTAATTGGTTCATGGTCATGCCAAATACCTAAAGCGGTCCCGACGGCGAATACATAAGGTAATAACTTATCTAAAAAGGTTTTTGTTTCTGCGTGTCCTGCAGTAGTAGCTATAAAACCGATCAAAGAAACAATAGCTACAATAGTAGGCCAACTCATTAACCTTCGTAGTAGTTCTTCTTTTGAAATCAAGCACTTTCACTCCTTTGTTATGTAATAATTACATAGATATATATAGAAAAAGAGAGGCCATAGAAAGTGACCTCTCTTGTCATTAAACAGTCTTAATTTTGCCCTAAAAGAACCTCTTGTAGTTGGGAAATAATTTGCATGGCAGAATCTAGTTTTTCTGTCAACTCGTCTAAGTTTTTACCTTGTTTGACAATAATTTTATCTTGTGTTATGACACGTTCCTCTAGTAAGAGGTGTTTCTTATATACTTCTCTAGCCCCTGCTATCCCCATTGTAGTTAATGGATATGCTGAAACTGTCTTTCTATCAGGTGTAGCTAAGCAGTCCGGTACATCCTCAGCAATAAACCCGTATTCTAAAGGTACATCTTTAATTGTAGGCATAGGCTCTTTATACCCGCCCTCTACAATACGAACACGCTCGTCATAAAGCTTCTGCATTTCCGCTTTACGATAATACTGTTTAGGCTCCAATTGCATTAACGTCTCAAGTATATCGAATTCAATATCTTTTATACCTGTCTTAATTGCTCTAGTAGACGTCCAGTCATTAGCATTTAAATACACTCTATCTACGTGTATGTTACCTAAATTCTTACCTGAGGCGTCCTTAAATTCAACGCCGTACTTAATGTAGTCGGGGTGGTTAGGAATACGCAACATCATGCGTTCAGATACAATAATATCAACGTCCCCCACACTGCCTGCTCCTTTTACACGTTTATCATCAATTCGGAATACGTATTTATTAAGGTCGGTAACATTCTGCGTATTGAGTATGCGGAAATCCCCGCCCATAGCGTATAAGTTAATATCATCGCCGGCCCTAATATTAACATCTCTGATCCCGCTAGTTCCCGTTGCTAAAATATCAATTCCACCAGTAGAAGTTGCTAACGTAAGAGAGTTCTTAGCTTGTACAGTTACAGAACCCATATAACCCATTTGTAAATACGTACTCATTGCAATAGAGCCGTCTGAAGCCCTGCTATCCGCTAAACCAAACCTAACGTCCGTTAAATCGTAGTTATTCCATGCAGGCGTCTTATGTTCAATGAATAAGGCCCCTTTTACGTTTAAGGCGTTAGTATTGTTATAGTCATTCCCTAAAGCTATTGCAGTACGTACAGTATTATTAGGCAAGTTAGGCATAAACCCAAAATAACCACGACTAACAAGCTTACCGTTATCAAACCCTTTTAAAACTAGGTTTTGTTGGTTCAATTCCATGTAGTTTCCTTGCGTTCCCGTAGGCATAGTAGCAATAGTAACACCCTCAAGCCTCTGAGCCTTTAAGTGCTTAGCCTCCACATATCCGTCTAGCATTATCTTACTAGCTTGTATAAGAACGCTCTGAGCAGTCTGATTGATTGTAGACGCAATTTCGTTGTTCTTAACCCGCAAATTAATTTCGTTAGCTTGAACCTTAAGTGTAGCCTCATGTTGGTCTACTATTGTTTTTGATCCAAACTGCCCGTTAGCTTCTGTTTTAGTGTAGACGTCAGTTTTAGAAGCTTTAAGGTTAATAGCCTCATTAGTCTGCTTAAACTGAGTGTCAATAGTAGACATTTTCTTGTCATAGTCTGCAGTAGCTACCTTAAGCGTTATGTCTTGCAACGCCTTATCATAGTTGATAACGTCTTTAGGGTTTTCCATGAATGCAGAGGGCCTTTGTCCTACCTGTAGCATAGGTTGACATACAAACATGAGCCCGTTTCTAGTTACAAAGAAGCTAGCCTGCACACTAGTCATGCTACTCCCCGGCACTTTATGAGTAAGTGAGACAAATGACCATTGACCTTCAGTCACCTTGTCTTTAACGTTTACAGAAACAGTAGATACGTTAGTACCTCCATTCCAGTATTTAAGTTCTAAAAATGCTCCGTTGTCCACTGCTTTTAAATCATTTATTAATATCCAAGCCGATAAGGTAAGGTATCCTTGATCTTTAACAACTGGGAATTGCTGAACAAGCCCGCCCCACACGTTTGCGGTCTGTCCAGTAGACATAATCATGGCTGAATTGTAATTATCATGCTTATAAGCGTTCGTAGCAGAAGCAGTAACCGCGCTTGTCTTTTGAGTCCACCCCGTTAAGTCGGGAACGCTAGCAGTAACAACGCCCATATCACTAACCGTTCTCTTTTCGAACGTAGCATTTCGGTACATGTTCATAGTACCAACGCCACCTACATAGTCCTCAACAAACTGAGATTCTACTTTTGTTTCTATCAGTTTTGACATTTGAGTGATCTGAGACGTATGAGTTGTTATATTTTTACCTTGTTCAGCTATAGTAGCCCCTTGAGTCCCTTGAGTCTTCTGTATATCCGAAATAGTAGATTGTGTCTTGTCTGCAGTCTGCACAATGCTATTAATCTTTGTATCTGTAGAGTAAGCGTCTGCAAAGTCATTACGTGCATATGACCAACCTGTTACCATTGTTCCCCTCTCTACTTGAGGCATACGGACATATAATTCTCCATTTCTAAAGAGAGTAGTACGTATATTTACAAATGCTATTCCTGCAGTAGTAGCTTTAGCAGTTCTTACTATACGCGTCCATTGATTTTTCTTTATTTGTTCTGCTTCTTCTGCAGTTATAGAAACATCTAAGAACTGTATACGAGTGCCGGAACTGTTAAAGAACTGGATAATATAAGGGTTTTTAATATCCCATGTATCAAACTTAGGGCACTTCACCCATAAAGAGAATGTATAGTCTTCTCCTTGTACTGCGGTAACCTTCATTGATTCCATTGAGGCTATATTATTTACAGTTTCGCCACTTCTAAGGAATTTAACTACATTTGCTCTAGGTTCATCGTCCCACGGCGCTTGTACAGTAGTTACGGCTCCTATGTTATTGGTCCACTTAGCAGGGTCGCTTATATTAGTTCCTTTTAACTCTTTGAATGTAGAGTTCTCAATTAAGTTAGCCCCTACAAATCCTTGAGCGTTAATTTGAGTAATCGTAGCGCTATTCTCGTCTAATCCCTGCTTAATTTCATTCGTTTTGTTATTGATCGTAATAACGTCCTCTGCAGACTGTTTCCACGGCGTAGCGTATGGCCCTACTTCTACCTGCAAACGCCTCATATCAATAGTTTTTGTGTTGGATGAATTACCACGAGTAAACCTTACACGCACAAACCATGCAGAAACGTTAGCGGGTAGCTGAGCAGTATAAGAAATACGTTGCCAGTTAGCGTTGATAGGCGCTTTTTTCAATAATGATTCATTCCAACCCGTCCCCGTTCCTAAACGATAGAAAATTACTAAGTCTAATGACTGGGCCGTCCCTTTAAATTCTCCTGATATGGATATATTTGTTAAAGGTGTTACTCCGTGCATTGTAGGCGTTGCTAATGCCATGTTACCCATTTGATAAAAGGCGTCAGTTTCATTAACGCAAGTCAATCTCATGAAATCCTCTACATACGTCTTAGTTACGTTGTTAATTTGAAAAGACTTATCATCATAAAAAGCGGGGTTAACCTTATTTGCAGACGAGTCTATAAGTAAGTTATCCGCTCCACGTTGTATAGATTCCTCTACGCTTTTGATTGTTGCAACTGTTCCGTCTACAGTTTGTTTTATTTCGTTTGTTTGACGGCGCAAAACTGTAGTTCCTTCTCTATCCATCGTAAACGGCGTAACAACTTTACCCTCAACAACCTGCGGGCAGGCAATCCACAAACGCCCATTCCTCCATAGTCTACAATTGAAATATACCCCCTCAACGTCATTAGTTAACGCCATAGGCGCCGTACATTGCAGGTGAACCCATTCGCCGGCCTTCATTTTCTTAGCTTCAACTAATTCAATACGTTGTGTAGCCGTCCATTTTCTAGTACCCGAGGCCACGTTTGTATATGCTATTAATTCAAGTCCTATTACTCCATCGAACTTGGTAGGATCGTCCGTCATAACCCAAACAGAAGCCGTGTAAAATTTCCCTATCTCTAGGTCAGTTTTATTTAAGCGCTGATTTGCACCTCTGTAGGCGTCTGCAGTAAGTCCCTCTTGTATGTCCTTCATAGTGTTATACCCGTTAAACATTACAGTCTTATCCTCTGCTACAGTTCCGTTATACGAATTCCAACGGATCAAGTCTAAGAATGTGGGGTTATCGACTAAGTTAGCTTTCATAACAGTAGACTGCGAAACCTCTTCTATACGTTGCGTATTCTCTTCAACCGTATTAATGATTTCGTTTGTTTTCTTAACAAAGTCTTCACTAGATGTAAATTCCTCTATTGCAGGGGCCCACGCTGAAGGTATAGTACCTTCTTCTACTTGTACCTTATTAAGATGGACAACGCCCTCATGATGTCTAGAGCCTACAGTTATAGACCAGTAAGAAATAGGGCGATCAGGTACTTTGAATTTAGTGAAGAACTGTCTTTCTTTATACTCTTGACCTATAACAAGGTTTCTCAATT